CAAACCAGCAATCATAGGTAGTACTGCGCCCACGATTACGTTGTCATTGCCAGACTTTCCAATCTGATACTGGTTCTGAACTGCACCAGTCTGCAACAGATCGCCGTATACCTTTGAGTGCATGATGATCCACCCGCCCTGCAATAGTTTTGAGTGGTTGTCACCAAGCTCACGAGTCATAGCTTTGATGATTGCGTTATGGTCCAATTTACCAGCAGTGTTTGTCTGATCAGCGGCCAAGTTCTGATCAAAGTTGTTTGGGGTCAGATCCAGCTGTCCGACAAGCTTTGCATCAATGTACTCAGCTGCACGACGTGCGATCTGCGAAGCGATCTCATCGACGGGCGATGCCTTTGACACCAATGTTGCTGTGTCAGCTACCTCCCAACTTCCTCCACCTCGTACAACAGTAGCAGTTTCGCTATGTGTGGTAATGTTGTTGGGTGTTAGAGCCACACCTTCTGTTAGGTCCGAAAACCCAGTCATGCGGTTCCAAGCAGGAATCTTAAAAATAGTACCGGGACTTCCCAGAGGGAATTCTCCGTTTACTCGTACAAGGTTGGTGTTTCCCAACACCAACTGATCCGGGAACTTTGCGGACACCTGGTCGGCAAGTACCTCTGGATTGATGATATTAGCAATTTGTGTTAATGCCATGTTATGTTATTAAATCTCCTAGATATAAAAATACTCGTACGGAGTAATACGGACTTCTCCTCCAGTGTTAATTAAAAACTTTAAATCAACTTCTTCTCTTTGGCCTCTTTTCTCATCGCATCATACTTAGCTCTGTCTTTGTTAAACAATTCGTTAGCTTTGTTGATGTCAGAGTTTTTACCAAATACGTCTTCTAGTGCCCAACCCTTTGTGTTCAGTTTAGATCTTGATTCGCTTGATCCAAATCCTGCCACAGCGTCAGCTTGAACATGATGCTTGTTAAGCGTACCAAACTCAAGATACAGCTCCGACAAACTCATAGGATCTGTAGTGGAATTAACTCGTGCTCCACCGGCTTCGTTTACAACAACGAAGTCATCTAGGTCCTTGTCGTACTTCACGAAATCTTCAGTCAATCGCAAAACATCTTTAGGATTAATGAATTTGTATTTGCTGATTGCCTCAGTCATGACGTTCCGCTTACGGATACGTATCATTTCTTCTTCTTTAGCTAGTACAGTCTGCTGAGCTTGTTCTGCTTGTTTCTTGATAGCATCTCTGTCAGCTTGAACAATCTTGTTAGCTTTTCTAAGCTCTTCAACTTCGTTCTTTAGAATAATTGCTTCTTCAGAGGCATCCTTGGACTGCTGTGAATTTTTGGGTGCCACTGTTGCGGTTGCTTTTGCTTCGGCAAGCTCTGTTTCTTTAGCCGCTAACTGATCCGCTAAATCTTTGTTCTGTGCCTGCAGGTCCTTTTGATGTCGTTTAAGACGCTCAGCCAACTTCTCATCAAATAACTTCTGCTGTGCTGGGGTTAATTTGTTATTCTGGTCACCGTCATCAGACGTAGGGTCCAACGCCGGATTTGTCGCATCCGTTGCCATGTGTAAAACTCCTTAGTTAATTATTAACCTAGTTAAAACGAACTAGTAACGTTATGAGCGGGAATTCTGCCCATCTGGATTCGATACTGCGGCTAGCTTCTTTTTAGACTTCAATGCCATAGAGCTTCCCAAAGTACCTACAACCTTACCCATCTTGGTAATGTCTCCAGGCACTTCAGGCTTTTCGCCCACTGCCGGTCCACCACCGCCACGATTGGTTGTTGACTTGTACAACTTACCTACATCCTTATCTTTTACTGGTTCCATGTTATGATTGCCTCAATTTAGTATTAGGTCCTACTTTCTTTTTAACAGCCTCTTTTTTAACTTCAGCCATAGTACCCGTCTGTTTGGCTTGTTGCTGCTCGGCGGGAGACGTACCACCTGATCGTACTTCTGCATGCCACTCGTCAAAGTTCAGGGCTTCAATTTCCTTCATGACTTTGGCTTGATCTTCCACAGACAGCTTGCCGTCGTGTTCTTTAACTAATCTCTTAAGCTCTGCTTTAGCGAATGTCTCTGAAGGCAACGCCAAGTCTTTGAACAACATCAACAAGTTCGTCATAGAGTCAACGAGGTTGGTTAACTCATAATGATCCTTATACTTGATCTTGCCGTCCCACTCTTTGTCTTTAAACTTCCACGTGATTGTGAAGAGTAGATTTTCTGCGTCCTCTAAACGCTGTGCCCACGTTGAAATAAAAGGCACTGTGCGGGAGAAGGACACTGACTGCGAAAACCCAGAGGATTTCTCGCCGTTGGCTAAATCACTACGCAGATCCTGCACCGCTTGTCTGAATATTTCATTGATGTTACTCTGACGTTCTTCCTGTAAGAACTTGGCGGGTGCGGCTGGCGGCGTGATGTACTGCGGAGGTTTGCCACCCTTAGGGAAATAAACAACATTTGAAGTTGAAGCATTGCCCTGACTTGCGTTCTGCATTGGGAACATTGTGTCTTGTTCCTTAGCCAACATATTAAAACACTGACGATACAAAAATTCATCGATTAACGATGTAATATTTAGAATAGATCTATTTGTTGCAGCGATGTCACGTAGAAAACTATTGCCCATACAATGATATTTCTTTGAGGGCTTATACGTAACACACACAATAGGTAGCTGATCTATCAGTGCGGAACGTTCTTCTTTAGACTCCAGCTTGGGGCGTTTCTCGTCAGTTACGTCCACTACAGAAGTAACCACTCGATCTAAGAACCACTCACGGTAAATTTCCAAGTACTGCTTATTACCGGTTGACTGATCGTGGCGTATCTCCATTTGTAGACGCTTCACATAAATGTAATTCCAAAAGCGTCAACATCCCAATCTAGTATTTCGTCTGGAGGCACTATAACCCAATAGGGCCGTATTCCTAATTCCTCTTTGCGATATTGTGACAGCACGTCACCCTCTTCCAGCACCAGTGTGGGAGAGTCTACAAACACAAACACATGACCGTAAATGCGGCCAATGGTTGAAACCTCTTGCATAAAGGCGTCAACATTATCACCGCGTTTATTTACGTCAAAAGTAAAGTCGGTGAAGTCTATATTATCCGCACCACCATCTCTGTCGATAACATCCGAGAAAATAAAATTGGTGTAAAAGTCTACAGTAAGAGCACAGTAGTTTAGGTAGTGCGCTCTTTTGATACGGTCATAAAAGTCTTCTTCGTTTTCTCTTTGGTGCTTGAAGATGTTGTTACCAATAGCATCTGGCCCACCTTCATAACTGTTTACAAAAAACTCCCACTGAGGTTTGTACACGTCATAATATTCATGCGTGCTACGCAGACGCTCTAGCTCTGTACGATCAGCTTCATTTGGTATGTCTACGTATGTAACTAGATCTGTCATTATCTATAACTTACTTCGTTGGTTAAAAACCAATGTAATTGTTCCTCAAGTGTTCTTTGGCGGCGACCACGTAGCCACTCAGTAAATGGCTTGCTGCGTTCTTTTGCTTCCATACGCAGATCAAACATTGACTTACTTTGATATGGCTTTGCACATTTTTTGAAATGCTCTGCCATTGGATAGACGTAATCATCAGCCGTTGTATCAGCTAAGATGTACGCACAAGAAAATAAATTCTTGTAAAAGTCAGAAGAGTGGTGTCTAGAATATCCTCTCGTTGCTGCGGCCCAGTGTCTATGTATAGACAACGGAGACATGTAAACCTTACCGCCCTGCAGCCATATAGAAAGATCGCTAGTTAGTTCCTCTCCAGCGTAACCTTCGAAAGCACTGCTTAAATGATAGCCACCATACTTTTCAAAAGAATCCCGCTTTACACTAACACCACCATGACCACCAGCAGCGATGGGGAATGGCTTGTGTGGGTAGTAAGGGACTGACTCAGCACTTCCCCAAAAATCCTTTTTAAGCTGTAGCTTGTAGCCATACAGCACCAAGTCTTTAGGATAATATTGAGTAGCTGAATGCAGCATATCTGCATCTGGCACTGCTTCCCAGTCATGCATCAACCTCTTAAAAAACCCTGGACAAACCAAAATGTGGTTGTCTGCAAAGAACACATACTTGCCAGTAGAATTCTTGAATGCGCGGGTTCGTGCCTCTTGGGGCGTTAGAGGCTCGTCTGAATGCTCGTGATAAGATAAGTAGTCTGTAGTACGTTTAAGCTCTCCTAATGTCTGTTTAAGATCAGGAGTTGGCTTTTCACCATTAGAAA